TTGCATTATCATTTGCTGCCTGTTCTGGCTTTGGGTTAAATGGTTCATCTCCACCCTCTCTAACTGGCATTCCAAGAACCTGTCTTGCCTCGTTAGGAACCATAACTTGAGACTTAATGTAACGCTCAATAATCTGTGACTGAGTTATTTCATCTGTTAATGTTAACTCGTTAAACTTAAAATCAAGGATGTCGGTCTTTTCACGAACAATCTTGTTGATTAACTTTTCAAGATTTCTTTGTTCTGGTCTTGCAACTTGCTCCTTAAATGTTCTATCTTGAGCGATTGCTGCAGCGATTTGTGCTGCATCTGACCCACCAAGTTTAGACAAAGGAACCTGATGTGCAATAAGAATGTCATCACGATTTTGCTTTCTGTATCTTTCAAAAGATGCTTCCTGTACTCCATTTTCAACAGGGTCCATCTTGAACTCGACCTTATTTGTGTCAGAGTCTCCTGGAAGTGGAATATACAGTGTTCTATGGTTTTGACCCTTAAGACCAGTCTGTAAGAATCTAAACATCTTGTCTTCTGCATCAGCAGATAACTTAGCACCCTTTAGTGTTACAACATATCTTGGTGTTGCTTTGTTACTAAAATAATCTATGTTATATTGTGATGCTAATTGATCTCCGTAAAGAGAGTTAATTGCAGAAATAATATCTGGCACTCCATAAAAAGTATTTAATGGAGAGTACTGCTTAAAATGAATAATCTCATTTGGTCTTGGATCATCCGTAACTGGATTTCCATTCTTTGCACCAAAGTTTCTAAAGTAAACAACCTTGTTTCCAATTACCTGGACAAAGCCATCACGGAGTCTTCTCACTCTCATGGTTATTGCTGGAATATGACCAATATAGCCAATCTCACCAGTAACGGTTCTTCCAACTTCTAAGTATCCATTTCCAACTGACTGAAGGTCTGTATAAACCTTTTCCATTGTTAGTGTAAATGAGTCTTCGTCATTTAATGATTCGAGCCAATCTCTTAACTCAATCTTTGCTCTTTCAATTCTGCTTCTTGCACGACCAACAGCATCCTTATCTGGAGATGACTCTAACTTCAACATTGTTCTTGGGGAGATTTCAAAGTCATAACCCAAACCAACAATATTTTCTACCTTTGCATTAATTGCTGAATGGTTTGCAAAAGATGTATCATAATAATTTGCTAACTCATAAAGATTCCATGGTGGTGTGATTACGTCAAATAGTCCGTAGCCATTTCTATAAATAGTTCCTGGATTAATTTCTTTTGACTTTGCCCCGTTAACACCAGTTGACACTGCACGTGAACTATCCATGTATGCTTGAGAAGCATCTACCTTTGATAGTCTTGCAGCCCTACGCTTAAAATTATTTTCTAAACCAGAAAGTGACTTTAGGTCATCCCATGTTTTGTTAAATGGATCTTGCTTTACAAATGTATCGTCTTCTGGTAGAAGTTCATCTGTTCTTGCACGAAGAATATATTCGTTGTCTTCACTCATTAGTCATCACTTCCATACTTAGCAATTGTATCTTTTGCTGCCTGGACTGCTCCTAGGTCATTCAGAGATGGGATAAGTCCTTCTGACAATCTTTGCTTTTGTTCAGAATATTCTTCCTCTGAAATTCTTGTAAGTCCTGGAACAAACACACAGTTTCCATCCCCTGGATCTCCGTAATAAATTGCTGCTTCACGGAGTTTTGCAATCTGTGTAATGTCACCCTTCATGGACTCAATATTTAAAACAGAACCAGTTCCATCCGTAAACCACTTACCATTAGCCTTCTTGTATACATAAAGACCCCAGTCATAGTGCTTTTCGATAATCTTTGCACGAGATTCGCCAATTTGCCCCTTCATCTTGGGCAGTTGCTTACGCTTTTTCTTTGGATTTTCTAGATTCATAACCATAAGTATACCATATCATACTGCATTTTGAGTCGATGATTGCCAAGAGATATCTGTATCGAAGGTATATTGGTAGTTGTTTAACCTAAAAAGCCTAGTGTCATCAACAACGAACTTGTTTGTACCAGCATAACTCTTATAAATATCAGAAGGATCCACGCCGTAATAGGATGTTGTGGAAAGAACTAGAACTCCCTGCCACAAATAGGCTGGATTCCAGTATTCCCAATCTAGTACAAGAGGTCCATTATATTTTACCTTAAACCAAGGTCGCTCTGTGATGTTCTGAACTTCCTGAAGGTTTGTCGACTTATAATGAGAAATTAAATTAACAAGAACTGGACCATTGATCTTGATTGATCCAACATAGTTAGAAAAGTCTAACAAACTGGAGAAGGATATACCAAGCATTCCCCACTCACGCACTGTTATGTTTGGCTCTTTTACAATATTACCATTCCAATAGAATGCAATGCCGTCTTCAACTTCTCCTGTATTAGCGTTTACCGCATAAATCTTTGCTCTTTTACCATCTGGGTGATTTGCAACCATGAATATCTTAAGAACACTATTCTTACTTTCAATTTCAAATATTTGAGTTGGAGAATATGGGAAGAAGTCTTGATCATATCTTAGTGCTGCTTGCATAGCCATTACCTTGTAGTCAGACGAAGTACTTGAATTGATTGGAATTGCAAGACCACGATTTATAAAAGGATCATAGTCTCCCTTTACTTGCAATCCAGAATTTCTAGTCAGGTAAAGATACGGGGATGTACCCTTATATATCGTGTATGGATTCCTGCCTTTGTAGTCATAATATAGACCAGACTTTTTGTAAGGATATACGGGAACACCAAACCTTGTTCCAATTGGATTTGCTGATGAATCATTATATGCTTGAGATGCAAGTTGAAGACTTCTTATCTTTATTGGATTATTCAATATTCCAAGAACCTTAAAGTTAAGGTGCATAACAATATACAAATCATTAAAGTCAATTCCTGTTGGTGGATATATCAGCATTCCATCAACAACTTCGTACTTTGTGTTTATCCAGTTACCGCTTGGTTCAACGATACCGTTTTTTGGTGCCATCTCTGTTGTGGTGAAATAAGACTCTGCATTTGTAGATGAGTTTGATAGATATTGAAATGTCACATATGATTTAACTAGTGATGACTCAGTGTCATACTTATAACTTTTAACAGACTTATTCTTTAAATCTTCATAGTCTACGTATCCTGTATATAAATGATTATCTAGCGATTCATAGGTTCTCTGAATTGGGTTTTGATATTCTGACTGCAAGTCTTCGTATGTCCATGTGCCAGTGGTTGACTGCTCTATATATCTAGAAGGTGCAGGATAATTAATATTAAACTGCAAGAAGTCTAGATCATAATAGTTGTTTCCCTTTGCATCTGTTACGTATTGTGCAAAATGTCTTAGAGCAACCTTATCTTCCCAGTAACCCTCAACATCAATATCAAGGGTAAATTTTTCAAAATACTTTTTAGGACTTAGCGTATAACTTGCAACATGATCAATTAACTGAGTATACGAAAAGTCTGATGGGAATCCTCCCTCTAATACATAATTCCAAAAGTATTGGCTTGCTCCGACATATTGACCAGCATCATAATCTATATACTGTCCAAAAGTGTTAAACACATCTTCAAAATCTGTTGGTACTCCAAAGTCATTAAACAGTTCAGATATAGATAGGCAGTTTCTTTCTGTTGCAAATCCAACCTTGTATATATTACCAGTAAAAGTTTTATCTAGTTCCTTGTTACCGCCAACATAAACCTTTAACGATCCACGATTACCAAAGAATGATCTAACGTTGTTTCCATAATACTCAGCAAACTTATCAATATTAATACCAGCCGTAAACTCTTCTCCGATTGCAGCAGGGATAGATGTATATACAACCTCATCCAAATCTCCAAATTTCAACTTGTACTCAATGTTTAACTGACTTGTTAGTTCTATTGAAAAATAGTTATTTGTTGACTGATCTTCTACCCTAAACAATATTTGACCAGATGTTGGTGTAGACAGTATCTTGAAAACTCCATAAAAACATTTAACTGGATTGTTTGTAACATTTAACTTGTCAAAGAGCAGGTATCCATTAACGTTATTCCAAGAAGAGTTTGGCCTCATTCTGATATAAAGATTTCCCTCATTTGGTAAAAGCAAGCAATCGTTATAAAAATCATCTAGAGTTTTTGTATCAAAATAAACCTCTGGAAGGCTATAATCTGGCAAAGATAAAGAGGTTGCAGATGCGACCAAGTTATCTATTGATGCGTCAGACCATCTAACTAAATCTGGATATGAGTAGTTTTTTGTGTAGTCTGCAAAGGCATAGTCAACGAACATAGATGTTCCGCTATAAGATGCATTGATGTTTTCTGGTATCTCCACACCCTGTCCATAAACAAATCTACGTTTTGCAACTAATGCTGGTACCTGATATGAATAAATAGCAACACAGTCAACCTCAATGGGTGATACATCTGAGTATGCATAAAACCCTATCCAGTCTTGATCCTTGCCATCTTCATCGTATTTGCTTGGAAAAGATAGGTCTTCGGTTATAAAGTTTAAAGATATAACCTGTTCTCCGTTAATAAGCAAACTAGCAGAATTGCTTGTAATTCTTATGTCCAACAGCATTGGACGTGCCCACTCCCCAACATAATGAGAGGCATAGTTGTCATCAATTTTTAAAACAAGGAAAGGTCCATCTACATATAAACCATCCTCTGACTTTATTGGACCACAAATTCTTTTCTTTACTATAGAGTCAGAGTTTATTCTCATCCACATTTCTAACGTGTACTCTTTAAACTTACCGTCCTCGTTTAAGAAACCATAACCAGGAACTATAAGTGATGGATTATCGATGTTTTCACTTAGGATGGTTGTATTTCCAGATCCATAAACTAGTGGTATTCCAGAGTTCTTTGCTACCAAAGAGTTATCCACAACAAAATAATATCCAGGAGTTTCCTTTAGTCCATAAGATTTTGCCTCTATTGCATACTGACCTGTTAGTGGAATAGATGATGGCAAAGAGATCTTAGAAACTCCAAGTGATGCAGAGTGAAACTCTTCTGACCATTGACCAAGAGTAACTCCGTTGATCAAGAATTGATAATCAGATGTGGAAACTGCTCCACCAACATATCTTATTTTTAAAACTATTCTAAATGTTGTATTTTCATTTTGCATCTCAAATGTCTCAGAAACAAAGGACCACTGTTCTGTAATAGATGTGTCATAGTTTCTTAGTTTTTGAATATTTGTTCCAGTTGTTGTATCGTAATATTCATATCCAATTGCTATGCTTGAAATATAAGAACTTAAAGAATAAACATATGCACCTATAGAAAATGTTGACATATAGGAATTTAAATCAGAAAAGTTTATTATGTCATCGCTTATGCATACAATTTCACCGAAGTCTTCGGTTGTTGTATTTCCGACTAGTTTAGTTACAGAACTTTCTATGAATGGTTCATCAAACACATCAGAAAATACTGCTGCCGTACCGCCAGTGACTGTCCAGTTATAAACAGATCTTTGTGGCTCGTTGATCAATGAAACATAGTCTGCTTTATCGTCAAGAGCCCAAAGAACTGTTGGGTGCTCTGCGAACACCTTTTCGGCATATAGGTTTGATGGACTAGACATTATAAGTCTATTTTACCACAGTAGACTACTTAATTTTAATTTCGCAGTAGTCTGTTGTGCAGTATGCTTCGCCCTGTGCTTCTAGATTATCTACACCGTCATAAATTGCGCTGAAGTCAATATGCTTCAAAACCCCAATATAGGAATCATACTCTTCTTCAGTTATCTGAGTATAAGGCTGCTGTGGATAAATAGTATTTCCCATTGGTAGGAATGAAACTGCCTTTAACTGCCCTTCGTACATGTGAAGTGCTGGAGCAACATGCTTTGATTCTGTTTCCTTGTCAAATGAAAGTGTTACAGAAACACCATTATCAGACCAGTACTTTTGAGCAGTTGCAGCAAGTGCAATCTTTTCAAATAATGTCACATCTTTTTCAGATCTTGGGTGGCCTGACTTAATTGGGAAGTAGACCACTGACGTATTTGCAGAAACTAGATCTTTTTCAATCTTATAGTTTGCTGCTTTAAATAAATGAAGCATTGGATCTGTGTCACCAAATCTTACTGCACGAAGGAAGAAGTTTCCTCCAGGTCCCCAGTGAACTCCAGGAGTTGCACCAGAAAGAATTGATACTGATCCAGATGGCTTAACAGTTGTTACACGAATTGATTCACGAACACAAAGCCACTCTGAATATTGACGATCATACTTACGGATTGTGTTATATCCTTCATCCATCCATTCACGAACTGCTGGAAGGCCCTTCTGGTCTGCAAATGATGCAATACCTGTAAGAGATGTACCAATGCGACGGTTTCTTTGCATAATACCGTTTGTCTGCTGCCAGTGTGTTGGAAGCAGTGTTACAGTCTTACCGTAAAGGTAAGCAAACTTTAATGTCTTGAGGAAGTCCTCCTTGGATTCATGTCGGTTCAGGTGAACCTCTACAAGAGTACAAAGTTCATACGACTCCAATGGCTGCTCCGCACAAGGATTAAAGCCCATAACTCGATAGTCTTTTCCATCTGCAGGATCTGCTAGACGACCAAAGTTACGAGCAACATCAAGCCAAATAAAACCTGGCTCTCCGTTGTTAACAATCAGATCTGTGTACTTTTCATAGTCCATTCCGACTGTTGCAGAAATTGAGTTATTTGACATCCAAGCCCAACCTGGGTTTTCTGGATCAAATGAGTTTCTATCTGGGAATACTTCTGCATTCTTAAGATTAATAAAATCTTCATCTCCTGCTGCACCTAAAGCAAGTGTTGCAGAGCGACGAACATTTCCTGATACCACACATGTACCAATAAGGTTAATGATATCTGTAATAGCACGGCTGTCAAGGGTTTCTCCTGCTCTACCGCCGATTACCTTGTCGATCTGTGTATGGAGTTGAATCAGTGGTGCTGGACCGCTGGCGACCCCTCCAAAGCCTTTAATTGGTGCTCCTAGAGGACGGATAAGGTCATAGTTAAACTTCTGGATTGGCTGGTTCTGTCGAAGATAAGAGTTTAGCAAAAGTCTAACCGACTCTACCCATCCTTCACGAGTGTCTGGGATATCGTAAATCACTGCTGGTTCTGTAGGAACATAGATTGTAAAACCCTTTTCCTGTCCTACTGTGTCAAAGCCAACACCAATGCCAAGCATCAATGCATCCATTACCCAAGCAAATAGTGCTCCTGGATCATTCTTATCAAGGTCCTTTGTAGAAACCATTGCACAGTTCTGAAGGGCTGCTGAGTTGCGCTTCTCCATTGTCATAGGGGTTCCAAAGGTCCACATACCACGACCAGGCGGTGTCCACTTCAATTCAAACATTCTCTGGAATGCTTCTTGTGCTGACTTCTGAGCCTTATAGTCATTCCATGGAAGACGATTCTCCTTGGCATGATTCTTCTGTACTGAATACATACCCTCGATTACACGACGACAAACTTCATGCCAACGCTCTTTAGTTCCATCCTCCTTGACACGAGAATAAGTACGAATGAAGGTAATTTCTCCAAGTGAGTTTTCTGCTGCATCCTTAAAACCAAATGGACTTTCTTGGTTCTTGTACTTTTCTACAAAGTCTTCTGGTAATCTAAAACTAAAAAAATCTGACATGTGTATCGTCCTTTCAAAAACGGAATAGTGTTAAGTATAGCAGAGTTTTTAAAAAAGCAAAACTCTACCTAAAGTTGTTGTTGATAGTTTTATTCTTTAACACCCTTAGCACCACAACGTGTGCATGTTTGGTAAGTCTTCATTGTATACGGACACTTTGATTCTTCTATTTTGTGTCCGCTAACTATACATAATATTTTATTCATCATCTACCACCTCAAATGAGATTGCTCGGTTTGGACAGTGACCCTTTGCTGTTTCAATTTGCTCTAACATTGAATTATCTACTACATACTTCCAAGTCTTTCGATCACTGTCCACCAAGTCAAACACTTCTGGTGCATCAAAAACACATTGCCCCCAGGCCTGACAGTCTTTACTTATCTTAATGTTAATTGCCATAAGAATCTATTTCTTTTAGTGCTGACAGGATGTCATCCTTAACATTTTCATGTGTATCAAAATCTGTATCCAGGATATCATCATGAAGAGTCTTTATGGTCTTTTTTAAATTGATATAGGCAAGATTATTTTGCTGAGCATTGGTTTCTTTGACCATCTTTCTTTCTCTATCTATACCCTTCATAAAATTCCAAAGGCTATTACGATATGTATCTCTATCAACTTTTAAACCTTTAATTGTAATACCAGTATCGATTGTATACTTATAAAAAATTAAAGACTCTATGAAAATAAAGATAAAAAGAAAAATAATCAAAGACGCCATGCCCACAATATTATTCCTCTACTACTTTAATCTTGTCTGGGAACTCACTAAGTAGTACATCTGCTATTTCCTTAGTGACGGTAAAACCGTGTAGTCCAGAAACTAATAGTCTAACTTCTTGCATTTTTATACCTCCTTATACCAATGGAATCCAGTGTTGTTCCCATTCCTTTGGAATAAAGCGCAACGGGATAACGTCATATGCTATTGTAATTCTTGGTCCGTCCCAATCCCAGTCTCCCATAGCGTGTGGGTGTCCTGTTTCTGACAAGATTGCACGGTTGTTCTTGTTATGATTTTCAACTTCCTTTTCAAAAACACGATAGTGTGTAACTGATGGCTCTGCCTTTACACAGTAGTAACCATGGAAGTGTGGAGATCCATTGCCACCGTGCTCATGCCAATCAAGTTTACCAATATGATTATAGTTGATGTTAAACCAACCCTGAACCATAAACTGTTCCTTGATAAAGTCTAGGCCATAGTGCTCACAGGCATCTTGAGTCATGTCTCTTACTGCTCTAAATAGTGTATGGATATTTGTATCATAGAACTGAAAAACATTATACTTGTTCCAATTCATTGTAGTTACGCTTCCAGAGTTATCCCATGGGGTATTGATGTTCTTATTACCCTTAATGAGTTCTCCCTTTTTAATGCGCTCATACTGAACTGTAAGCAAATCTTCCAACTCTTGTAAGTTGTTCATATCTATTTGTCTCTCAAAGAACTTATGCTCTTGTGTAGAGTGACTATTGCTTGGCTGTGATGAATCGCCGTACTGATATTCCTTTTCCATTTTTTCCCCTATCGATATTTCTTTCTAATCCATCTATGCTTTTTGTAGAAACCGTATACATAGTTTCTCTTTCTTTCTAGATCCCATAGGCCCTCATTTTGAAGACTGTGATCAATCTCCATCTCCCAGTTAGCACGTTTAATTGGAATGATAGACATAATTGGAGTACCCTTCTTAATTGTACCCTCAAAATCTTTACGCAAGAAGAATGTTACCACATTTCCAGTAAACCATCTATCTGAATCCTGAATCGCTGTCATTGTGAAGAATGGCAAATCGTATCTGTCAATTGGATGAGTAATCATTACTGACCATCCGTCTGGCATCTTTGTGCCCCATCTCATATCCCAAACAAAGTGAATAGGATAGCATCCTGAAGGAACTGGAAGTTCTAGGTGACCACGCATTTCAATTGGTCTTGCATCATCTTCGTTCCACCAGATATCTGGCTTATCTGGATCATCTGTTTTCTTAACGTGCACATCTGTTGGAAGCAAGTAGTGATATCCACATGTAATTGCATCAAAGAATGGCATGCAGTGCTTAACGCTAATAGATGCTGCATCTGCACCACGATTATTCATGATCGAAAGTCTATCAATCTGATCATTCTTTTGATAGATTGGTCTATCTTTCCACCAGTCTGGCAAATTATTAATTGCTGGTTCTGGACCTGGAGTAGTTGTAATATATGCTGTTGATGTGTAGAACTGAACCTTTAGATCTTCTAGTGGTTCTGGGTTCTTATACTTATCCTCAAACTTATCCATTAGTTAAACACCTTCTTTTCCCACATTAATCTTTTGTATGCCCCACCAAACTTATGCCTTAATTTCCAAGGAATTGAATTTAAGACTTTAAGGTCTGGCTTCTCAAGTATGTTTGCTTCCCATTCTTCTCTTCTATATGGAATACATTGAACTAGAGGGGTACCCGCCTCAATAACACCCTTAAATCCTCTTTTAATTCTCATTGAAAATGGACCATCTGAAGGATACATGTCTGTATCAATTACTGCTGGAACTATCTCAAACGGTAAGTTTGTATGGAATGAAGGCTGAACAAACAATGTGCTGTACCCCTTTGGAGTAGTGACTACCCACATTGGATGAATTCTAAATATATCTTCCATCCAGTCATTCTTGTCAAAATCCCAACCTTCTACTTGCTCTTGTGAGTGAACTGTTACAGACTCTTTGTGTGCTTCGTGAACCTGCCAAGTAAGTTTAGAACCTGTTGCATCAATATAGATATCGCAAGGAGTTTTTAACAAATAGCCAGTAGATAAAAGATCTAGAATCCCTGGACACTTCTTAACAGTCTCATTGTATTGTCCATTAGTAACAATCTTTTCGCCACCAACATATGGGTGAACCTTTCTCCACCATGCTGGTAGATTTTTTACCATAGGCTCTGGCTTATCTGTATACTCAATAACAAATTCGTTTTTTGGAATAAACGTTATTTTATTCTTTTTATTCATGGAAATCTACCTTCATATATAGGACAGTGGCGTCATGCTTTATGTAATGTATTGCCTTCTTTATACCCTTTTTAAATATAACTGGCACGTTTATGACTCCCTCGTCTGTTTCTGGAATATCTTTTGTATCGATAATTGTTTCTGGTGTTTTCCAGTATATCATATCCTCATTTGTAAAAAATGTAAGTTTAGCAGGATGCTGAGGAAGCCATCTAACCTTCCACACATATACTCTAGGGCACCACTCTGGATCTAGTTCATTTTCTGGAACAACTTCATCTGTAAAATCTACATACTTATATAGTGTTCTTGTAATAAATACATACTGCTTGTCTGTTATTGCTGATCCAGTATCTTCATATTTATGTTCAAACATTTGTGTATGTGGGTAGGCATCTGCAGATAAATTTATCTTGTAAAGATTTCCTTCTATGTGTACTGGTGGCTGAACTACTTCATGTGTCCATCTATTTTGTGGAACAAACAGGTGTTTGCCTTCACGGTATTCCGATTGCCAATCATCTTGGTACTTAGAAAAAAGATTTGCATCCCAGTCTGGACTTGACTGAACTTTTTCGCTATATTTTCTAGTAAATGTTGCAATCTGAGGACTAATCCCATAAGGTGTTGCTTTTCCAACTCTTTCCTTATTTAGGGCAATGTCTTCATCTCTAATTACAAGAGGCTCACTGTCCCACTCCGATGAGAAGTAGTTATGATTTGGTAATCTTGCCATTAAGAACTACCGTTCTACTATATCGTAAACCAACATTGAGTTGGTAAAGAACATGTCGTAAGGTTCGCAGTTAATACTGTAAACTCTATCGATGTATGAGATAACCTCAGCACCAGTTACTGGAGTCCAGTCAAGTGTCTGGTAATTATAAACCTCATATGTTGTATCAATATTTGAAGAGTTTACGAACTGTACAAGTCCATCTTTTCTTGCAAGAATCCAGTGGTTCATTGAGTAGATGTCTCCATTAACAATGACCGCTTGATCTGATACTCTTGCTGAAATATTAACAACAGTTGTTTCAACTACACCGTTGCCTGAAAGTGTCTCAGATGTCCACTCTGCTGGATTGAAGTTTTGCATATCAATTTCAGAGATATCTAGTGCTAGAAGTGTATCTCCAACCTTAAGATTTTCTGCTGTAACTACACCAGTTGGAGTAAGCAATCCTGTGTCTCCACCAATTGAGTACCAGAAGGTTCCAAAACCAGCGAACCCTCCATAATGGCCAAATCCAGCATATCCGTGTGAGAATCCATGATAGAACCCACCGTATCCGTGTGCAAACGAGGTGTAGAATCCGTGGTAGAATCCACCATACCCGTGACCGAATGAACCATAGTGTCCAAATGCTGCGTAGTGAGAAAAGCCATGATAGAAACCATGATAGAATCCTGCGTAGTGAGCAAATGATGCATAGTGAGTAAATCCATGGTAGAAGCCATGATAGAACCCTGCGTAGTGAGTAAATCCGTGATAGAACCCATGGTAGAAACCTGCATAGTGGCTAAAGCCAGGATATACATATATGTAATAGTTAATACCAATTGTAGTTCCATAAGGAACGACAGTTCCAGGAGTAATGTTCTGTGACTGCCACCTCTGATCTAGACCATTGTCAGTTGTATTTGTTGAGTTTTCTGAATAGAACAAACCAATATTAGCCAAGTATGACTGATAGGATGTTCTTGTGTAAGATTGGTCAAATGTTGGAACTGACGCCTTTCTTACTGTTCTACCCTTGCTTCTTTGTAATGCCATCTAGATCATTCTCCTTATTTTTTTAAATTTTACTGCTAAATTACGCTGACAAGTCGCCCATTACCACGAAGGTATTTGCTGCTCGCTTCAAGATTGTTGCTGATGACCACTGTGCACGTAACTTTAGTCCAGGAGTTGAGTTTACTGTTACACCTGATCCACCTGCTACTGTTACTTGTGATGAACCAGTTTGAATAACATCCACAACTGCTCCGACTGGCCAGAACGAACTATCTGCAGGAATTGAAATTGTTCCTCCACCACTCATTTCACGGATGTTGTTGACATCTGCTGAAGAGATTGTGTGTGAACCAGACATTGTGTTAATAACTGAGTTATTGTCTGCCTTTGTTGCCAGTGTTGCTGAAAGTGCTGTTCCATCAAGTGTTACAGAAGATGCTGCTGGAAGAGCAACTGTTCCTGTAAATGTTGGGTCAGCCTTTGGAGCCTTTAGTGCTAATTCAGATGTAACTGTTGCTGCATATGATGAGTCATCATTGATAGCAGCAGCAAGTTCATTAAGTGTATCTAGTGCTGCTGGTGCTGCACCAATTACTGACTCAATTGCATCTTGTACGAATGCTGTTGTTGCAATCTGTGTTGTATCTGTTCCTGCTGTTGCTGTTGGTGCAGTTGGTGTTCCAGTAAGTGCTGGAGAATCAATGTCTGCTTTTAGAGCAATTGCTGTTGCAGATGTTGAGATTGCATCTGTCTTTGCATTATCTGCATAAGACTTTGTTGCAAGATCTGCTGTATTTGCAATACCGTGAACATTTAGTGAAGCAGCAATGTGAGCATCGCTATTTCCTGTTTGTGTCTCAAGTGCTGCTATGTCTGCTTCTGCAGATGTAACTCTAACGTCGATAGCATCAACATTTCCGTCAATTGTTGATACGTTTGACTGTAATGTTGTGACGTCTGACTGAATGGTTACAACCTCAGCAGAAACTTCTGTAACATCTACTGTTACGCTTGTTAGGTTAGTCTCTAGAGCAGTGATTTCTCCTTCTGCTGTAGTTAAACGTGTATCTAGTGCTGAAACATCGCCACTCACATCTGAGATGCTTGTTTCTAGTGTTTCAATAGATGCGTCTAATTGAGAGATAGATGTATCATTACCGCTAACTCTTACTTCTAGTGCATCTAGGTTAGTTGATATAGTTCCATCGCTTGTTTGAAGATTTGTAATATCTAGTTGTGCCTCTGCCATTGATGTGTTAAGAGATTCTACACCAGCCTGAAGTGTTATAACGTCATCTCCAACATTTCCTAAGTTTGTAGATATTGTTGCTAGGTTACCCTGCACGTACTGTGTTGTAGCAACCTTAGTAGAATTATCTGATCCGTCTGGTGTTGGTGCAGTAACTGTACCAGTAAATGTTGGTGACTCCTTTGGTGCCTTTAAGTCTAATGCTGCAACAATTGTGTCTGCATATTCTGCATTGTTATCTAGTGCTGCTGCAATTTCATTAAGTGTATCTAATGTTGATGGTGCTGCTCCAACTAACTCTGCGATTTTTGTATTAATCTTATCTGTAAGATGGTCGTCTGGAAGTTGGCTAACTGGAAGTAATCCGTTAGAGTCAAGTGATGCGACACCATTGGCTGCACCCTTCTTATCGTCTGTGATAAAACCATCTGCGTCTATATCTAGTGCGTCTAGATTAAGGAAGTACTTGAGGAGAGACCAAGTGTTTGTACCGTCACCAATTTTAAACTTTCCTGTGTCAGTTTCAAAACCGATTTCACCTGCTGCTAACACTGGGTTTGCAGTTGTCCATTGTGAGGCTGTTCCTCTACGTTGTTGCATTCTTGTTGCCATTTATTACTCTCCTTATGGGTGCTGCCCATGAATTTATATCTTATTATAACATCAATTTTTTAATTGAAGTTATCTACTGCTGTACCGCCGTCAAATGAGAATTCCCAAGTAGTTTGGCTTGGAGAACCTCCGTCAAGGCCTGAGCCTTGTGGACTATTGAAACTTCCACCCTCACGGAATGTTGTAACAATAAATCCTGTTCCATCGATTGCTGTATCGTGGATGTGCTGTGGAAGATTTAGTGTGTCATCAATTGCTGCCAATGTGATCCACACTGAATCCTTGTATACATTAACTCTATTGGTCAATGTATCAAACCATAATTGTCCATCTGTTGGTGAAGAAGGAGCAGTGCTTCCTACTGGCATGCCACCTGTTAAGGAGTCGACATACTCTTTGGTTGCTGCATGTGAAGCAAGAGTTGGTGCTCCCACTGTTACTGCATCTCCGAATGTACCGCCGTTATTTACGACTAATCCATTCTTTACCTTAAAGTTCTTATCTACTGTTGCCATTTACTGCTCCTTCTTCCAACTTATTTTTTATTATGCTAACAATGTTCCCAAAACAGTGACTGTTGAGTTATTATTAACAGTTGAGACACGAAGTCTTACATCAGAACCACTAACATCTGCAGATACTGTCATTGCAGATCCATTAGTTCCAACCATTGCGTATTCTGTGATAGCAATGTTATCTGATGTATCAAGTGTCAATAGGACTTCTGCTACATCTGTGTGTGTTCCATAAGCAGTCTTAACTAAGAACTTTGCAGTTCTGTAATCAGCCTTTGCCCATGAGTATGCTGTTACTTCTGATGCTGTTGCAACTTGTACTAATCCTGCAACCTGCTTTGCAACGTTATCAATGATAACTGCATTTGGATAGATGTCTGCATTAGATACTGCATCGATTGCTCTTTCATCTGTGAAGTAAAGGTTCTCTTCACCCTCAGCAAGATCATCAGTTGTAGAATCTGCTATACCGTTTTCTGCTTCTACTGTCAAAGACTGTGCAACAGAATCATAAGAAATTGTTACGTTTGATGTGCTTGCATTTTGAAGAAGAACTCCTGCTGCATTTGTTGCACGAGCATCTGTGAAGTAAAGATTATTTGCTTCTTCAATTTCGTCTGTTGTTAGTGCATTAACTGCATCTTCGATTGCATCATTACGGTCTGATACTTCTGTAAGGATGAGACCATCTGCATATCCCTTTGCATTGTACTCTGCTGCGTTTGCCTTGGTTGTGGCATCTGCTGATGCAGTTGCTTCTGCAGCAGCCTGTGCAGCATTAGCCTTTGATGTAGCATCTGCTGATGCTGTAGCCTCTGCTGCTGACTGTGCAGCATTTGCCTTATATGTTGCATCCGCTGATGCAGTTGCTTCTGCTGCTGCCTGTGCTGAGTTTGCTGCATTTGTAGCAAATGACTCTGCTGCTGCCTGTGCGTTAGATGCTGATCCAACAATATCGTATGCTGATGATGTTGCATCTAGTGCTCTCTGATTTGTAAAGTAAAGGTTTGAACCTTCTGCTACATCGTCAGTATCAAGACCAGTTACAGAAATTGTTGATTCTGTAATGTCAATGTTTGAACCTGCAGTTAGTGTATCTTGCTTACCTGCTGCAATACCCTGAAGATCAGAGATAATGTCTGGGTTGTCCTGAAGTGCTTCAGCCAACTCATTAAGTGTGTCAAGAACTGCTGGTGCACCATTAACAAGTGCTGCTACTGCATCGTCTGCATGCTGTTCTGCTGCTGCTTGTGCTGCGTTAGCCTTTGTAGTAGCGTCTAGTGCTGCTGCTGAAATTGCTGCTGCTTGTGCTGCATCTGCCTTTGATGTTGCATCTGCTGACGCAGTTGAGATTGCCTCTGACTTTGCAGTGTTAGCCTTTGCAGTTGCGTCTGCTGATGCTGTAGCCTCTGCTGCTGACTTTGCAGCATTAGCCTTTGATGTAGCATCTGCTGATGCTGTAGCCTCTGCTGCTGCTTGTGCTGCGTTAGCCTTTGATGTTGCGTCTGCTGACGCTGTTGCTTCTGCAGCAGCCTGTGCAGCATTAGCCTTTGAT